GATTCAGAGGAGAATATATTATGGCTACTTTAGTTTCCCCAGGCGTTTCCGTAACAGTAGTAGATGAGAGTGCATACGCATCTCCAGGAACAGGTACAATCCCATTCATTGCGATTGCTACACGTTCTGACAAAGCAGACCCTACTGGTACAGAAACAGACGGAATTGCAAAGTACACAAAGTTAGCAAATGCTGGCCAAGTTGTACCTGTTACATCACAACGAGAACTGACACAGTTCTTTGGTGATCCAATATTCACCGCCGCAGAAGGCAGTGAAACAAGTGAGTACGGCTTATTGGCCGCTTACAGTTTTCTAGGACAAGGCGCACAGGCATATGTTGTTCGTGCTAACGTTGACCTAGCAGACCTAATCCACAGCGCAACAGCACCAACGGGTGCAGTAGCAGGTGGTACATATTGGTTAGATACCAATGCAAGTAAATACGGTGTACATGAATGGAACGGCACATCATGGGGACTACAATCAGTCACAGTTGAAGTCGACACAGCCGCAACAGCAGGCGAAGTTGCTGGTACATATACACCAAGTGCAACAGTAGTAAATGGCGATTATCTTGTTGCTGTCTTAAGTGACGGAGCAACAGATACTTCGATTCATTACTTTAAAGGTGTAGGCGGTGCATGGGAAGCTCTAAACAGCTCAAGCACAGGTACTGCAACATTTGCACCACACTATAGCGCACCCAGTTCACCAACTACAGGTGATGCATGGATTAAAACAACAACACCAGGCAACGGCATTAACTTAGCAATATACAGTGCAAGTGCAGCTGGAGTATTTGGATCAGAAAATGTTGCAACTATAGATGATACACAAGGCGGTGGCGGAAATAACATCAAACAAGATGGTACAAGCGTTGCAGCTCAAACACTAGTAAACAGTGATATTCACCTAAGCCTATTTGCAGCGGCCACAGGTGGTTTAACAATTGATAACGTTGTAGCAGGTGCAGCAGCTCCAATTACGACTTCAAACTTCTTTGCACAAGATGCAGAGCCAACAGGCAATCCTGCTAACGGTGCATTGTGGTTTAACAATACACGCACAGACTTAGACGTATTAGTACGTGGTAATGGTGCTTGGGAACGTATTGCAGAAGCAAACATTCAATACTCAGTTACTGAGCCAACGGAAAACAAAGCTGGCGGCGCATTAACAGCAGGCGATATTTGGGTTGACACCGGTGCAGTTGAGCGTTCACGTCCAGCATTATACCAGTGGAATGGTTCGGCGCATGTATTACATGACAACACAGACCAAACTACACAAGACGGTGTTATATTTGCTGATTTTACTGATCAAACTCGTGTTGCTCTAGCAAGTGGTGCAATTACAGCAATTACTGGTGCTCCTGATTATCAACTTTACCCAGCGGGTATGTTGGCAATCAACATGGGCATGAGTAAAAACACTGTACGTAGTTGGAACTCAACAGCCGGTGCATGGCGCAATGCCGCCGCTAACCACGCAGATGGTAGTGGAGCATTTGGACGTCTAGCTCAGCGCAAAGTTGTAACAACAGCTATGCAAGCCGCAGTAGCAGGCAACGAAGATTTACGTGATCCAATGCGTAACTTTACACTATTAGCATCACCTGGTTATCCAGAAATGACTGATGAGTTAGTTACACTAAACAGTGACCGTGGCGAAACAGGATTTATCATTATTGATACACCAATGAGAAAAACACCAACACAAGCAACTGCTTGGGTACAAGGTGTAGGTGCAAGTGAAAATGGTGAAGATGGTCTTGTTACTAAAAACACATACAGTGCAGCTTACTATCCAGCAGGACGTTCAACAACTCCAGCAGGTGTAACTGTAACTGTTCCACCATCACACATGGCATTATATCAGTATGCATACAACGATAATATTTCTTATCAGTGGTTTGCTCCAGCTGGTTTGACACGTGGTGTGGTACAAAACGCAAGTGCTGTTGGGTACATTACAACTGAAGAAGAATTCAAAGCAGTTGCATTGACTCAAGGACAGCGTGATAGTATGTATTCAAACAAAATGAATCCAATTGCAACATATCCTTCAGAGGGTGTTGTGTTTTGGGGTCAGAAATCACTACATAGTACAACAAGTGCATTAGACCGTGTTAATGTAGCACGTTTGGTTGCTTACTTGAGAGAGCGATTTGATGAAATCAGTCGTCCATTCTTGTTTGAGCCAAATGATACACCAACACGTGCAAGAATTACAAGTGTGTTTGAAGGCTTTATGAGCGACATTTTAGCAAAACGTGGTGTTACTGACTTTGCAATTGTTTGTGATGAGAGTAATAACACAGCAGCACGTATTGATCGTAACGAACTATACGTAGACGTTGCGATTGCACCTACGAAGTCAACTGAGTTTATTTACATTCCAATTAGAATTGTTAATACCGGTACACTTTCGTAAGTTAATACACAAAGATATTAAAGACCGCCATTGGCGGTCTTTTTTTTGGCTAAAAGTCATAAATATACATAACAACAAAACTTTTTCATAAGAGGAGAAAAGACAATGGCTGTTTTAACAAATTTAAGTGTACCAAAAACGAGCAATAGCGCACCTGGTACTATTATGCCTAAAATGCAATATCGCTTCCGTGTATCATTTGGTTTTGATACAAGCGAAGTGGTTACTAGCAATGTAATCAGTGTAACACGTCCGACACTAAGTCACGATGAGGTTACTTTGGATACATACAACTCACGTATCTACCTAGCAGGTAAGCATACATGGGAAGCTGTTTCAATCGTTATACGTGACGATGTTGCCAACAGTGTGATTACACAAATTGACAATCAAATGAGCAAACAAATTGATATGGTTAACCAAGCAAGTCCACAAAGTGGTAGTGCTTATAAATTCCAGTGTAATATTGAAACACTAGATGGTGGTAACACAACTGCTACTATTTTGGACACGTGGGAATTATATGGTTGCTATATTCAAAACGTAGCATATGGCGAAAGTAACTACGCAACTAGTGAAGCACAACAAATTACTGTTACACTACGTTATGATAATGCACAACACAAAGCAGACGGTACAGCAGACTTACTTGTTGGTGGTTCTACCACTGGCGGTACTGACCAAGCAACAGCTAACGGTCAATAATAGTTAGTCGTAATTAGCCATGTCGATTCGCAACCACGCAACAGAAACCTTCGGTACAGGTACTACCGAAGGTCTTCTGACTGGAATACCTAGACAGAAATTTAATTTTACTCTTAGTATATCATTAGCTGACACTGGTAGTCCTATCGAGTTTACTCGTATACAGGACTTAACATTGCCAGGCTATAGCTTTGATACGCAAATCGTCAACCAATACAATCAAAAACGTGTTGTACAAACTAAACTTAATTATGGAACACTTGGTGTAACATTTTATGACACATTTGATAATAGTTTTCACGACATCCTAAAGCGATACACTGCCAATTACTACAACAGTGGTAATGGTATTGGCTTGTTTACTGATTTTGGTGAAAACACAGAAAGTCCAATCAATCCATTACACTCTACTACAAAAGGTCTAGATCCCACAGGTAAAAGATATTTTGTACCAGAAATAATGATTACACAAAATGGAATGGCCGGAACAGCACAATTTAGACAAACACGACTCAAAAATTGTATGCTTACTCAAGCAACTGGCGATACACTAAATTACAGTGAAAGCGCACCTGTAGTATGGACTACAACCTGGCAACCTGAACACATACACGTTGTTGATATCCCCGCCACTCAAGCAACATAAATACTCATATGGCTAGAAACTATATACAGGGCAAATTTGAACCCGTCAATAAAGAAAAGTATCTTGGCAAACGTGTGCCGATATATCGCAGTGGATGGGAACTACAATTTATGCGTATGTGTGATAAGCATCCTAACATATTGGGTTGGGCCAGTGAAAGCCATAGAATTCCATACAGACATCCACTAACAGGAAAGGCAACCACATATGTGCCTGATTTCTTTATTGTGTATGAAGACATGAATGGAAAAAAACATGCAGAAATTATTGAAGTAAAACCTAGCTCACAAGTAATGGGAAATGCCAAAAGTAAACACGATCAAATGCATGCAGTTATTAATGAAGCAAAATGGAAAATTGCTAGACAGTGGGCTAACCAACAAGGGTTAGGGTTTCGTATAATTACAGAAAATGAATTGTTCAGAGCACCACAAGGTAGTAAATCCAAAAGGAAAAAAAGATGACAAAAAAATTAGAAGAAACATTCAACTTACCGTCAATGGATGAACCAATTGAAGTAGATGATACCAATTTAATTGAACCTGTTGCAGACAATATTGATGAGTTAAGTGCGGCACTTGCCCATGTAGACAAGATAGACCAAGCACTAACACCAGTTAAAAATTTAGAAGCATTAGACAAGGACATGGATAGTTATGCTGTGGATGCAATGGATGCATTTCAGACACTCATGGACTTGGGACAAAATGTTGAAGATAGACATGCAGCACCAGTTTTTGACAGTGCGGCTAAAATGATGGCAAATGCAATCACTGCTAAACAAGCAAAAATGGATAAAAAGTTAAAAGTTATTCAGATGCAAATGCAAAAGCAAAAATTAGATTTAGAAGAAAAGAAACTAGACTGGCAAATGACCAAAGCAAAAGGAACTGACGCAGATCCAACTGCTATTCAGGGCGATGGTGAAGTAATGATTGACAGAGCTGAAATTTTAAATAGTATTATGAGCGAACTTAATACGAACCAAAAATAAACAATTTTGCTAAATAGTAGCATACAGGAGTAATAAGATGAAGACATTGAACGATTATTTAATGGAAAGCGCAAAAACTTACGAGTTTCGCTTAAAAACATGCTGTGAGCTTTCCGATGACCAGCTTGATAGCCTGGAAAAGCATATGCGCAAGTACGAGGCGTTCGACATCGAATCTCCCAAGCGCACAATACTACAGAGTGCACCACTTGATTTTTACAACGTTGGTGCCACTGAGGTATATATTATGGACTTTAAGACAAAATTGCCAATGAGTCCAGCAATGCTAGTAAATGAACTAGTACAAAAACTTGGTATTAACGAACGTGATATTCGTGTTCGTAATAAGTTAGAACCAGCTGAACAAGAAGATGCTGCTAGTATGGAAGAGCCAACAGATGGCGAAACCGACGCACTATTGCTTGACGGTGAATACACTGAAGCAGAAAATCACAAAGCAGAAGATCATTATGGTGACCAGTATAATACTAAGTTTGTAGCAGAGTTAGAAAAAACTCGCAAAGAACACAACACTGAATACAAGGGGAAATCAAATGGAAGTTAATAACATTGACGATCTAATTAAACTTGCGGGTCTTGTTAACAGCCAGGCCCCAACAGCAACAGCTGAATCAGAAGTAGAAGAAGCAGACTGTGGATGTAGTGATGAACAACCAGCCGCAGTAATGACTAACAGTCCAGATATGTATGCTATTCTAAAGCGATTAGCACAAATGGGCGAAGTACATGAAGAAGAACCAGTAGCTGAATGGTCAAACTCACCAGCTGACGAATTAACTGGAGAACCAGAATCACGTATTATGGCGCAACCAAAAGGCGAACCAGTAGACACAAGTTTACGCCGTCACTTGGGTGCAAACGGACAAGTTGTAAAAGTAGAAGAAGGCATTGTA